TAAATAATACAGTCCAACTCAAAAATCTGATATTTGATTGATATGAAAAATAGTTACGATAAACTGGATAAAGCATTAAACCTTGACGCCCAAATAATTGAAAGTGATTCTAAAGATTGTGAAATAGAAATTATTAAACCAGAAGAACAAAATGATATAAAAAAAGATTATGAATATACAAGGGCAAATTTATACTCATTAATTGAAAAAGGTCAAGAGGCAATTAATGGGATTATGGAACTTGCTGGAGAAGGTGGAAGTCCCAGAGCATATGAAGTTGCTGGTCAACTTATAAAAAACGTTGCTGATACAACAGATAAACTCATAGATTTGCAGAAAAAATTAAAAGATGTTGAAGAAGAAGCAGTAAGAACTACCAATAATGTAACCAATAATGCAGTTTTTGTAGGATCTACTTCAGAACTTTCCAAGTTATTAAAACAAGGTTTTCTAAATAATAACAAGGACTAATTTTTTAACTGTGCAAAAATTAAAACCATATAAAACTGTTGAACAAATTGCAAAGAAGCATCGCCTTGAAGTTTCTTTTATACAAAAACAGCTTGATATGGGAGAGCCTATAGAGCATGAGCATACCAAAGATCATAAACTTGCTACAGAAATAGCATTACAACACCTGGACGAAATACCAGATTACTATACAAGACTTAAAAAAATGGAAACTTCTGCAAAGAAAGAACATCAAAAGTTTAAAGACGTTACGGAAGGTAAAGGTCTTTGGGCAAATATCCATGCCCGCAGAAAAGCAGGAAAACCCCGCAAAAAACCTGGTGAAAAAGGATATCCAAAAACTTTAGATATTCCAGAGCAAGCTGAAATGCAAAGATATTGCCCAAGGTGTGAAAAAAATGAAACTAGAGATGCTTGTAAGTATGGTCCAAAGTATTGGGATATGTTCTCAACACCAATTACTTTAAGTTCTCATGCTTATGATCCTAATAGACCTCATCCAGCAAATGAGGAAAAGGATCATGAGTACTCTATGGCACGTTCAGAGATTTCTACGATTATTTCTGCTGCCAAAAGACTAAAAAAGAAAATGGGTAAAGGTGAGGGTAGTTTAGAAGCATGGGTTCAATCAAAAATTACTAAAGCAGCAGATTATCTAGATAGTGCAGCAGATTATGTAAATAGTGGCGAAATGAAAGCAGAAGGTGTAAGTTTTGATATTGGTCCAAGGCATAAAGAAGTAAGAACTACAAATGCTTCTAGAAAACTGCAACAAATGACAACTGCTCAACAAGCACAGTTACCAAAAGAAAAAGTAAAAAAAGTTTTAGGAACAGACCTTCCAAGAATTAACAAAGAGTCAGTTTCTATTGAAGATGCAAATGGCAATCATTATGCGGAATTTATTGACATAATTAAACCAGAACCACTAAAAGCATCAGAGGGTATTGGAAGCAGAATGTTAGGTATTGAAGAAGGTTTAAAGCAGGCACGTAAAAATGTTGGTGCTAGTAAGTGTTGGGATGGTTATAAGGCAAAAGGAACTAAATTGAAAAATGGGCGTCAAGTTCCAAACTGTGTTCCTGAAGGAAAAACTTTTGATGATTTTATGGAGGCAGTTGACAAGTCCAAGATGAAGTGCAACTCCCCAAAGTCTGATCCCGTGGGCGATTCGCTCACGGGTAAGTCTCATGTTGTAAAAGCATGTTCTGGTGGTAAAGAAAAGATCATTCGTTTTGGACAAAGAGGAGTAAAAGGATCTCCAAAGAAAAAAGGTGAGTCCAAAGAATACGCATCTCGTCGCCACAGATTTCAAACAAGACATGCAAAAAATATTGCAAAAGGACCAATGTCCGCTGCATATTGGGCAAACAAAGTTAAGTGGTAATACAAATGAAAAGTTTTAAACAGTTTCTTTCAGAAAGCGTTACCATACAAGGAGATTTCAACGGAAATCTTTATATGAATTCTTCACAACCAGAAGAGGCAAAAGAGTCTTTTGTTGCTGATGTAGTTTGGGAAGGAAAAATATACCGTATGGAAATTGAAGGAAGTATGATGAGTAAAAATGAACTTGCGGAGCATTTGCAGGGAGAATATCCTGGCGCAATTGTTCATAATGTTTATCCCATTTCACAAAGTTCAGTAACAGTTAAAAGCGCACAAAGATACAGACCAGAAAGATTATCTTGGAGTGATTAATAATGGCTCAGTGGAATAAGAATGAACAAGACTATCTAAATCAAGAGAGAAGTCTCTTTGAGGTTTTTAATATTGCAGATCATTGGGGAAACCAAACTGATTGGCGTCCTCAATTTTCTAACAGCAACAGACTCAAAGTTGCCCCATATCAAACAGTTTTCTTCAATACTTTTCAATATGGAAAAGAAACTGATGTATGGGATGAAAGAGTAGTTGGAGTTGGAACTGCAACACATAATGTAAATGCCAGCAATGTTATATTGCAGGTAGGTTCTACTGCGGGAAGTAGAGTCATCCGTCAAACCAAACAGGTGATGAGATACATTCCAGGTAGGAGTGCAACTCTGGCATTTGCGATTCGTCTTGAACAACCACAAGTCGGTATTCGCAGAAGATTTGGATTGTTTGATGAATATAATGGAACATTTTTTGAAGATGACGGTGGAACATATTCTTATGTAATTCGCAGCACTACAACTGGAATTACTACAGAAACTAGAGTCACTAGAGAAAACTGGAATGGAGAAAAGTTTGATGGAAATGGATGGACTGGAGTAACTGCAGATCCAACAAAACAACAAATGATTTCCATTAATTATGAATGGTATGGTGCAGGATTAGTTCAATTTAATTGGTTGATGAAGAATGAAACCATTCATAGTCACACCTTTGATAATTCAAATACGAATAATACAGTTTGGTGTGGAACTCCATTCTTACCAATTAGGGTAGAGATAGAAAATGTAACTGGTGTTGCGGGAACTCATTATCTCTATCAGGGGTCAAATTCTCTCATCCAAGAAGGAGAACCAGAAAAACTTGGAACTCTTTTGAGTATTAATAATCCCATCACTGGGACAACAATGGCATCTGCAAATACATTTTATCCAATCATAAGTCTTCGTTTGAAATCAAATAATTTGACTGGTGTGATGTTATTGAGGTCATTGCAAGCAGCAACAAATGATAATACTAATGTTTATTGGAGACTTGTTGAAAATGCAACTCTTACTGGTGGGACTTGGGTAGACCATCCAGACCCAAATTCTTTTATTCAATACAATATCACTGCAACTGCACTTAGTGGTGGAACTAACTTATTAAATGGATTTACTGTTGGTGGGGGTTCTCAATTAATTGAAGTTGATAGTAAAGCAGCACTACAGTTGGGTAGAAGTGGTATTGGTACAATCAGTGATACTTATACACTTGCTTGTGCATCTCCAAACACAAACAAAGCAGCACTTGCAGTATTGAACTGGATTGAACAGAGGTAAATTTTATGTCGATTCAAGATATTCAACTTAAGCAATCTGATGCTTATCTTTCTAACCCGAATTTAAAAAGAGCAAATACCTCATTCTCTTGGACAGAAGAACAGGTTATTGAATTTTTAAAATGTAAGGAAGATCCAGTATATTTTGCAAAAAACTATATCAAAATTGTTTCTCTTGATCACGGATTAGTTCCATTTAGTCTTTATCCATTTCAAGAAAAGTTAATCAATAATTTCCATAAGCACAGATTTAATATCTGTAAGATGCCTCGTCAGACTGGTAAATCAACAACGTGCGTATCTTACTTGTTACATTATGCAGTTTTTAATGACAACGTAAATATTGCTATTCTTGCAAACAAAGCATCAACCGCACGTGATCTTCTTCAAAGATTACAACTTGCTTATGAGAACCTACCCAAATGGATGCAGCAGGGGGTTCTACAGTGGAACAGGGGAAGTTTAGAACTGGAAAACGGATCAAAGATAGTCGCTGCCTCTACAAGCGCCTCTGCGGTTCGTGGAGGATCATATAACATCATATTCCTGGACGAATTTGCATTCATTCCAAACCATATTGCGGATGATTTCTTTGCATCCACCTATCCTACAATTTCATCAGGTCAAAGTACAAAAGTTATTATAGTTTCTACACCTCGCGGTATGAATCACTTTTACCGCAAGTGGCATGATGCAGAAAGAGGTAAGAACGAATATGTGCCTACTGATGTTCACTGGTCAGAGGTTCCTGGAAGAGATGAAAAATGGAAAGCATCTACAATTGCAAACACTTCAGAACAACAATTCAAAGTTGAGTTTGAATGTGAGTTTTTAGGATCTGTTGATACTCTTATAAATGCTTCAAAATTAAGAAATTTAGTTTATGAAGATCCTATAAAGAAAAACAAAGGATTGGATATTTATGAAGATCCTATTCCAGAACATAATTACATGATTACAGTTGACGTTGCAAGAGGAATAGGAAATGATTATTCTGCATTTGTAGTTGTGGACATAACTGCATTCCCATATAAAGTTGTAGCAAAATATAGGAATAATGAAATAAAACCTATGCTATTTCCAAGTGTTATAGAGCCTGTTGCAAAAGCATATAATCATGCTTGGATATTGGTTGAAATTAATGATATTGGAGATCAAAT